GTAGATATAATTATAAAATTGATTTAAAATATATAATTACAACTATATAATTATATATTATGGATAATAATAATAATTTATTTTATATATCACCTGATGAAGCGGAAAAAGATGATGATGGCGATGTTATTATGACTGATTATGTAGCAGCAAAAACTAATATTACTACTGATATAATTGATGGTGATACAACATCAGTATCTACACATAATGAAAATAATGATGATGATTATGATGATGAATATTATGATGAATATGATGATGAATATGATGATGAATATGATTATTAATAATTAAATGGTAAATTTATCTTCTGCGTTTTCTAATAAATTTTTTTTTATTTTTTATTTTCTTTGTTTGTCTTTTTTTTCTATAACTTTTTTTTGTTGGTTTTACTTTTCTTTTTTTCCCGGCACCAGGTGGCTCTATTACACTTATAGGACTTTCTCTTGGAGTACTATTAAAAGTATTTCCGGTGGTAAAAGTTCCATTTAGATCTATATCCATTATACAAATAGTATATAATATATTTTTTTATTAAAAATATATTAATAATTATTTGTAGTTAATAAAATATCTAGTTGCTGTAAGCCATGCCACCCATGCCGCTCATGATTCTGAGGACATTGTAGTTAACAGCGTATACTCTGACTTTGGCGGTCTTTGTGCCAGCAACGGTGGCATTTGATAAAACTAATTGGAGAGTAGCGTTATCAATGCGTGAGAAGTTGCATGTTCCTGAAGGTTGGTGTTCTTCAGGGCGGAGGGCGAATGAGTATACATTGATGCCTGTGTCAGGGTGGCGGTTGTGGTGTTGCCAAGGTTGGACAAGGTCAAAGTATGTGCCTTCACGTTCTGAGAAACGATCTTGGCCATTAAGTTGAAGTTTGGCTGTGACGACTGGATTTTCACCCCAGCAGTGCATGCCAAGAGCGGTTTCTGATAATACAAATGTACCAGCATCAGATAAGCCTGTTACTTCAGGATCTGAAACTTCAAATAAGCCTCCAGGAGTACTAGGGAAGGTACCTGATAAATCACCAGTGGCGCCCATGTTTTGTTGGAAGAATCCAAATGAAACATCGTAACCTGGGACTGATTCTTGTGAGATTACACTAGAGATTGATTCGCGTGAGCCAAAGGCATGGATAGCATTAGGTAATACATCCATGGCATCGGTGTAGTTGAAAGGTTGAGCACCTAATAATTTGCATAAAGGTTCACCAGGTTCAAGTGAGGCACAGTAATCAACATTTTCATCAGGTTGTACAACCCATACTAATTCTTTGCAGGGGTGGTTGAAATTTAATTTGATTTTGTTTGATGATGAACCAACTGATTCATCGCCAGTGAATTGAAGTTGTTCAATTAAGTATTCATGAGGATTTTGGGCCATGCGTCTACGTTCATCAGTATCTAAGAAAATGTAATCAACGTATAATGAAGCAGCAACTAATGATTGATTGTAGGCGGTTGAGACTTTTGTAGGGGAGGTTGAACCACTGTCATCTAATGAATTCATAGCCCATAAACATTCATCAATAGGACGAAGATCTAAGTTAATTTTAACTTCGTGGTATTGTAAAGCAATTAATGGTAAAGCAAGACCGGGGTTTCTGCAGAACCAGAAAAGAAGAGGTACATATAAAGTAGTTTCTGGTAAAGCATTGCGAGGAGCACATACTTGTTTAGGAGCACTTGAATCGCAAGGACCATCAACAGCAGCAAATGCAGGATCAGTAATGTATGTTAATTGAGTTGTGTGGCCAACCATCTTGTTGTAGCAAACTTCTTGTTCTGAAGTTAATGTTAATTGATTCCAGATGTGCATCCAGTCACCATATTGGCGATCAATTCTTTGGCCACCAATTTCTACTTCAACAACTGAAACTAATTGTTCGCCAGGGTAATCTAACCATCTAGCATATACATCTTCACTTGACATTTCTTGGTTAATTTCAGGTAATGTTACTTGTAAGTAAGTTCTGTAAGCTAAGTCACCATTGCGTGAAATTGTGCATGTAACGCGGCGACCAAAATCGGCTTGTCCGTTAAATGTTTGTTCAATAGCTTCCATTGCGAAATTTGTGTGACGTCTGTATGTTACTTTCCAGAATGTAATTTGAGGGTTACCTGTTAAGTAAACATCTTGAGCACCATATGCGACTAATTGCATTAATCCACCACCCATTTTATATAATATTGCTAAAGAAAAAAAAATTTTATAATTCAATTAATTATTTATCTCATTTTTTACCTCTAAATTTTTATTTACAAAATCTCGTAAATATCTTTTTTTAAATATTTTTCTTTTACATCCATGTTTTTTAGAAAAAAGATATTTATTTTCTATCTTTTTAACACACCATCCATCATTTAAACAATTATTAATAAATAGTAATTTTCTTAAAATTTTTTGATCTATTTCCATTTTATTTTATTATCAAATTAATATATAGATTTTTCGTTATTAATATAAATATGTTTAAACCTAAAAATGAATCTAAGATTTTAATCAAGAAACAAAACAATACACTTGACTATAAACATGAAGAATATACTAAAAATATATTACTAAAAGAACAATCTATACCAAAAATAGAATCTGAAATTGAGATGTATAAACAATTAAAAAAAAACACTACAGATATTACAAAAAAGCTTGAATATACTGATATAATTAAAAAATTAAAAAATGATCTAAAATTAATTAAAAATGCACATAAAAAATATTTATTAGAAAATGCTAATTATATTTTCGATTATTTCGAAGAAAAAAAAAATATTAGTTTGGGTAGATCAAAAACTAAAATATTAGATAATTTTTTTACTAAAGATCACAATAAACTAACATCTTTAAATAATGAAAATAATGATATTGTACAAAAATATATGGAAAATACTGATCCAAATTATGTTAATATGTCTAAATGTATTCAGCAAAATGAAATTTGTCAAAAATGTCAAAATGGCGAACTAATTTCTATTGAAAATGAGGGCATTTCTGTATGTAATAATTGTGGTATATCTATAAAATATCTTACTGAAAATGAAAAATCTTCATATAAAGAGCCACCTAAAGAAGTTTGTTATTATGTATATAAAAGAATTAATCATTTTAAAGAAATATTAGCACAATTCCAAGCTAAAGAAACAACTAATATTTCAAATGAAATTATGGATAAAATTAAATATCAAATCAAAAAAGAACGTATTTCTTTAGATGAATTAACTAATGATAAAGCTAAAGAAATACTTAAAAAACTAGGCTATAGTAATTATTATGAACATATTTCATTTATTAAGGAGAAATTAGGTATTAAACCCCCAGTTATGACTCCAGAATTAGAAGAAAAATTATGTAATCTATTTATTCAAATTCAATCGCCTTATTCTAAATTTTGTCCTGAAGATAGAGTAAATTTTTTAAATTACTACTATACAATTTATAAATTATGTGAATTAATTAATCAACGTGATTTTCTATTACATTTTCCTATGTTGAAAGATCGCGATAAAAGGATTGAACAAGATGAAATTTGGAAGAAAATATGTGGTGAATTAGGTTGGAAATTTATTCCTACTTTATAATTTATAAACCATATATATATATATATATATATGAGTGATTCAGATAATGAATTAGATAATACTACGCAAATAGCTAGAGAAAGAAATGTTTCTGGCGAATTATTTGATCTATCTGTTCCTACATTTAATAATCATTTTGGTAATGAAAGTATAACATATGCTATAAAATTTGGTACAGCATATCCACTTCAAAAATATATAGATGAATTAGAAAGTATTTTAGACGGACCATCAGGAGACGATGATAAAGCACCTAAAAGAAGAATACGACTAAATTTTTTATATTATTGTAATAATAATATCTATATACGTTGTTTATTTCAAGATTTTATGGCATATTTAAATGGCGCTGAAGCAGGCCTTGATATGGGTAGAAGACACACTTATTTTCAGCAATATAAAAATCAATATCATATTGTTACTGTAGCTGGCGGTAATGTATTTATATTATTCGCACAATTATTATTAAATATGGTTGATACATTAGTTACATGCGCGGATGACCTTGGTAGTGATCAAGATCTAGATAGATTAAATTGGGATATTGTATTTGGAAATCAAGGTGAAAACTATAATATTCATCAAACTACGCGTGAAGGTGAAGAATTTCTAGAAACTGAATTTGATGATTGGTCAGATAAATATTGGTGGACCTTAAATAATGGCTATAATTATTTATCATATACAAATAAATTATTATTAAATAATTTATCATATTATGATTTTGGTAAATCAAAAGAACAATTATGGTATCATATTGCTACCTATATATTAGATAAAAATTTACCTGATACTCCTGGAAGTGCTAATGATTTAACATTTCAAGTAGCAATGTCACATCATAGTGATTTTGATTATAAGCTTACACCAAATATTCATCCTGATATTGATCCAAAGCAACATCATGAGATTATTGATTTTGAGACACTCTATGGTGATGGTGATGATGGTGGAGGTGGTGATGATTATGATGATATTAGTCATGCGGATGAAATTATTACAGAAATGCAGGAAGAATTAGATAGTTTACCAAAATTAGAAGATGGTTTTTTACTAATAAGGGCGAAGACATTAATAGTAGCTGAAGATACACAGAGATACTATACAACAGCTCAACTTCGGAAATTTAAACACGAATGTGCTCGGCCCGTCGACGAAGGTGGTCTAGGTAGTATCGCATATGGATTATATCCACAAATTATGCAAGATTCATATTTAAGTGATATAGATAGGACTGATAATCCAGATTGTTATAGATTTTTAATACATTTACAAGAAAAAAAAAGATTAATTGAACAAGCTACTAGAAATAATATATCTGAAATAAATAAATTTTTTTTAGCTGGAGTTTATAAACCTGTTGCTAGAAATGGTCATGTATATTCAGTATCAAACTTAAAACAACAAGAAAATTCAACAGAATCATTAATTTTTTACTTAAATAATACTACTTATGCCCTAAATAGATATATTGAAGCATGGGAATGGGCTAGATTATCTCATTGGGCCGCTCCTGGATTACGTATTAGAAGAAACCTTACAATTAGTGATTTAA